ATGCTGTGCTCTACCACCTCTATCACATAATGTTTGACGCAAATCTTGTACAGAAAATTAAAGAAAGGATTTACTAATGAGTAATATTGCTACTATTGAAACTGCTGAAGGTGTTGTTAAGATTGACGAACAATTGTTTAAAAGCTACATCCGAGAAGCATTTGAACATCTTGGAGCAATTGAACAAGCTGACAGCTTATTTAAAGAAGTGGTGGAAACTGTCTCTGAGACGACTGGGATAAAGAAGAGTAAGGTTAGCAAATATTTTAAGGAACGTTTTGCAGCGAAGACAAAGGCTACAAAGGAGCTTGGAGTGTTGTTTGAGAAGCTGGATGAAGTGGTGGAGGGGTGATGGCTCTTGCTCAAGCTGGTTGTTGCCTGTTTCAAGATTTAAAAGATATAGGAATTGTTCTACCTGAGTATGCACAAGAGATAACCATTGTTTTACCCGGTTATCGACAGGCTGTGAAAATTATTGTTGAAGGTTCCGCTTGGGATACATGTTTGAAAAAGGAATCATACTATCTGACAGATACCTATGGTGATAGGATGATGTCTGAGCAATTTGTAGAACTTGCGAAAGATGTAATGAAGCTTCCAGATGAAATCACAAAACTTGAAATTAGGTTTGCACCTGATTCGATAGTAACCACTACCATAGAGTGTGCAACTCCATCAGGAAGCCTAAATTTCTTGGAAGGGTATAAATTAACGCAGAAGAAGTTTAAAAGTGAAGAAGACAAAGCAAAGCTACAAGAGAAAATAAGAGACGTTCTTAGTAGCTTGAAAACTAAAAAGGGTGTTGTTGCTTGTGCGACAGCACCCTGAATGCTCTGTCTATGAGCTAAAACTTTAAATTGTAAAGCCTATCAACCATAGAAGAAATCTTCAGGTTTGATGGGCTTTTTCGTTTCTTCATCCTTCCCCGACAATGCCCCATAAGCTCTTACAGCAGTCCACATGACACTTCTACGCCATCCTGGTACTCCTGCAAGCTCTGCAGCCTCTAGGAACACTTTATCGGCCATCTCACGAGGAACAATCTTAGTTACACACAGGTAGTCATGAGGAATAGAAGCAAGCTTAGCTTTTCCTCCTGTCAACCAATAGGCAAGAGGAAAGCGAGGTACGCTGGCAAGATCGGTAATGAACCCTGCAGGTACTGTAATCGTAATGCCTGCCACATCAGACTGATATATAAACGGTGTAAGCAGTTCCCACTTCTCTTCATCATTCTTTCCAACATATCTGATATCCAGTGTACTCAGGAAGGCACTCATTTTGCCTGCTCCGTTTGTTTAGCTGCTCTCAATTCTTCCATGAGATTATCTGTGGCATAGCTCATGCTGAATTGAAACTGCAGGTTAGCACAACCTGTAAGAGCAAGGCACATCAGAATAGCTGCAATCATCTTTTTCATTATTCCACTCCTAGTACTTCCTTAGCTTTCTTGTAATATTTCTGCCTATCTTCCCATCCATTAGGAAGCTTAGTCACTTTGTTACGACCATTGATCTTTACACAGACACCTAAGAAATCTCCCTTATCTGCCAACTCGTTCAACTTCCTGCTTTGCCAGAACCAAGCAGCACTCCTACAGGCTCCAGAAGGAATTTCAAGCAATGAAGGGAAGTTGATACAGTCAAGGTCAATAGCCTCTCCACAAGCCTTGTAATTGGCTCTTCCAGTGATCTGGATCAGGCCCCTTCCTTTGAACATTACTCCATCACCTTTGCAGATATTACCGAGATCGCGTCTTCCTTCATAATCTTCCCCAGAGGCAAGTTCCCGTACATACCTAAGCTCGCCACTCTCATGAGCCACATTAGCAAGAAACATTGCAGCTCTTTGAGGAGTGTTGATCTGGAACTCCCTCATTGCCAGATCGAGATCCCTTGCAAACTTTTGAATCTTTACGCCAGCATTAGGCATGATTTGCTTAAGCTGATCCTCTGTTACAATCATTTCTTATCCACCTTGTTGTCTAACTTATTCTCAATCCTGTCAAGCTTGGCAAACATGGCAGTCATGAGTTTGTGCAAATCTTCCTTGTATTCTTTAGCAAGCTTCTCTAAGTCGTCTCTCAACGCATAATCTCTTGCCACTATGATTTCAAGTGTTTGCACCTTATCCATTAACATACTCTTCTCATCCCTGAGAATCTTAATCTCATTTTTCAGGCCCGAAAAAAGCCATGATCCCAAACTACCTATCAACATAATCGCCGTACTAAAAACTATTTCCCAAATACCCATTTTATTTTTCTTTATTGTAAGATTTAAAATTATACGTAGCCGAGATCTTCAGATATCCCGATTTTTGCTATTTCTGCTGTAGCAGGATCATATGTAATGCCGTTGACAGCTTCTACAGCAGCTTGATAATGATTACCATCTGCTTGAGCAGCAATGCCATAATACATAGCTGCATCGGTGATATTCATCAGCCTGTCATGTTCAAGCTTAGTACCATAATCAGATCCGTTATACCATTGGATGTAATCCATCATAGAGGCCATCAATTGTGGACGTGTGTATGTGCCGTTATTTAGTAAGCCCATATAGTAATCATAACCTGAAGGATCTGGATTACGTCCCAACACTTGCTGGTACATGTGATGGACGAATTGAGAGTTAGACATGCTTCCATAGATAGCTTGCCCCTCTCCTGAATACATCAGCTCATGAACTATAGTTGCTTCTGAATGTCCACTATTGAGAATACCGTTCCAATACAAAAGTCCAGAAGCTTCAGGAGCACGATCTAATACACAAGCATAAAACATTGCTACATTCTCTTTTGATGCTGTGTAGGTGAAATCTAGGTTGTTATATTTATCAATTACATAAGCACCCATGAAATCACCAGATTGAGGAACGAATTGAGTGAACTTAATAGTTCCATATCCGTTATCACCCCATCCACTGCCCCAAGAGTTTTTCACTACATAAGAACCGCCATTGAGATTCCAATCTATACGTTCTACTACAAGGAAGTGTCCTACAGTAGACTCTCCCCATGCCCACGTATTTGTCTGGGATTCAAGAGGGCCAGATTGAGACATGAAGGTATTACCAACCTGAACAGCAAGACCTACTACTTTACCTTGCTGCAATTCTTTTTGAATAGCTTTTGCAAGGTTGTCATAAGTCATTGAGTGTCCAAATTCACGCCAGGATGTAACCTTATGTAGAGCAGCATCAGAATAAACATCTGCTGTCGGCTGTGTGTACATCATTGATGTGTTGTATTGCCATAAAGCTTCATTGGCAAGACCTTTAATCTGAGCTTGTTGGAACATCACAGAAGGGACAGATCCGCTGTCGTAATGAAGAGTTCCTTGAGCCTGTCGTGTGTCATAGTAAGATTGTAGGCGAGAGATTGAGAACGTAGATTGTCCCGCCTGCTTCAAAAGTGTCCAAACCATTTCTGACAGACCGTTTTCAGCACAAGATCCTATGCTTCCTTGATCTAGCTGCGGTCCTTTAAACCTTGTTAAATCTACGTTCATCTTCTACTCCATTACTGTGGAAGAGGCCACAACTCAGCTTGCCTTTGAGCTGCAGCACATAATGCTTCTTTCAACTCATCAATAGTAACCATCGCTTGCGTGTTATCTGCCAATGTCCAATTGACAGAGGTGATACCAGTGATTTGATTAACCCATGCTGCTCGTGCCATACGTTCTTGGGCAACTTCATTTCCGTCAAACACTTTGCCATTCACAGTGACAGTGATTGCAGCGACAGCTTTTTTACGAGCCTCTTTTGCAGCTTCTCTTTGACGAATGGCTTTCTCTGCAAGGTAGGTATCGATCTGCTCTTGAGTCCAATCTACAACTTCCCATGATTGAACCCAGTTACCTAGACCATCTAAGACAGCTCCGTTTCTTCGTACTGTTTGATATTCTGTAGCACTTGGTTGTGGTACAGACAATACAGGATCAATGTTGTAAGTATCAAATACATATTGATCCAACACTGCAGGGAAAGCTACGTTCTCGTGAGAAGCTTTGAATTGAGCTTCTGTGATAATTTCACCTGTGTCTCTTTTTCTATATTCGTTCATTACTCTCTCACTGCATCAATAATCTTTTGCGCCAAGATATTGAAAAAGTTTTCTATCTCAGCTTCATCCATATCCAATCCATCAATTCCGAATTGGCCTTCAAGAAGGTGCGAGTTAAAGACATCTCTTAAAGAGCTGTATCCGTCAAGCTTTAGATCTAAAAGTTGTTTTGAGTCCATGTTTATCCTTTATGCGAAAGCTAGGAAGATGTAAGTTCCACCATTAGCATTAAGTGCTACTGGAGCTGTACTCGATAACTCAAACCCTGCACTGTACGGATCGATATAATCTGTCCCTGTCGTCTCTGCATCTGTGGTATTAATTAAAAAGTAAGGATCATTACCAGCGATAATGCCGCGTGTGCTGTCCCATAAATACCAATCACCTGTATTCGGAGCATCAGTCCGTTTAATTAGTAAAAACCTAGCGCCAGCAGAAAACCCGCAATTCACTTGAAGAGTTGTTCCAGTGCCTGTGTAACTTCCTACCTTACTGATGCCTGCAAGAGTGGCGAAGAGATAGGCTACATAGGTATTTGAAGATGTGTTTGCACTAGAATCAACAGAGAAAACTGATGACGTTGGTGCAGTGTCGTTGAAATAAGGAGATCCGTTTGACGCCGGATTATTTTGTTCTAGGAATATAGTGTCCGTAACTGCAAAGGATGAGTGCCAAACATACCAAGAACTAGATGTGCCACGATTCTTTACAATTATCAATTCGGGAACAGCTTTTAAGTTATGACTTTCTGTATGTGCAGTTCCTGTACCTGTGTAACACACCACATCAAGTACCCCAGGATATCTGCGAAGACAGTGAGTCATCATATCTCCTGACCCGCCCCATCCGCTTGGTATGGTAAAACCAGTCATACTTGCGTAGTCCCAGTTTATAGACCCAAAGCTAGTTTCATCTACAGTCGTATATGTACCCATCACACGATCTGTAAGGCGAGACCCTAATACTGGGATGTCAGTGGTTCGCCTAGCATTGAACACAACATCGACAGGAAACCCTGCTGTAACAGTAACGGGGAAAGATGGAGAAGATGTCAATACCCCGGAATACACCTGTGTTCCAGTTGTCGGCTGACGCATTGGACCACGACGGATAGCCATGTAGACGTATGTAACAGACCCAACAAGTCCAGAATTTACAAATCCAGTTGCAGTAGGATGTCCGTAATCTGTAGAAGAGGATTCTGCTGCAGTAGATTGCGCCTGCAAAAGTGCGTCTGCCGAACCGTTTGGATAAGACCTTACAGTATCTAAAATTTGCCAACCACCTGTACTACCGACCGCGGACTTAACCATTACGTATTGCGGTTCCCACCCAAGCGTGACCGTCGCATTGCCGCTACCATCAGTCGTGAAGCTCCCGCACTGAATCAGCCCATCAGTACCTGTATCATGAGCGAAGAGGTAGGCGATGTAGGTAGCACCACTAGCATTCGTACCAGTACCACTAACTGTAAATTGTGAAGCAGTAGGTTCCGTAGAGTTCCATGCACCAGTTGCAGCGAAGGCATTAGTAAGGTGCAGATACCCCACTTCTCCAGCTCCGCGACTCCTATGATAGACAGACCAATCACCTGTACTATCAGTGCGCTTCACGATATACATACCCGGAGCTGTCCCTAAGTTGTGAGATAAAGCTCGCCCGGTTGTGCCATCACCTGTGTAAGTCACAATATCAAAGAACTTCTGTGCTTTACGAAAGGTCCAGCTTACGTAAGTATCAGTGCTGAAGTTTGGTTGGAAGCCGTTGTTGATTGTAAAGCCCGTACTATTCGCACTCCAGCAACCTGCCCCTTGATTAGCTTGCCCTGCTGTGGAGTTAGATTTCAACATTAAATCACTACCACGCACTGTGTCGAAGATGCAGTGATCGGTAGAGCTTACAGCATTGCGGCTTTTAATCCAGGACATTCCTCCGCGAGCCGCTAGGTCAAATCCAACATTAATCGACTTATTAGTACCATCTCCAGCATATGTGTATGTGCTGAATACATCCTCGATATAGGTAGTCGAAACTCCCGCTACTCGTCCACTAGCTAGAAGTTCAATCACAATGCAAATCCCCCATAGATCGTCGTACCACCATCACGTGAGATCAGACGAATGAAATCTGTACCGGAGGTCTGCAGAGCTGTTCTACCATTCACTGAAGCAATCCAAGTGCTGAATGATGTAGTGAGAGTTCCATCAGGCTTTACCCAGTTAATCGTAGGCCATGTGATAGTAAATGCACCTCCATTAACTAGCTCCAACAAGATGACGCCTGTGTTTCCAGAAGGAGGCCAATTGGATGTAGCAATCGTATGATTACCTGTAGCAGTGATTTTCTGATGACTGCCTGCTGTATAATCCAGTGTCTGTGTGGATGTGCCAGAGTTACCTTTATCGACAAACACATACCCTTGATCGATCAACATAGCTCTCGACACCTGCTGATCAGATAAGACTTGAGCACCAGTGAATGTGTTACCTGCAGTTGTTGCTGGCGTGTATGTGAGAGCTGTAGTGACATCTCCACTCGTTAGAGTGACTGCTCCTGTACGTGTGTTGAATGAAGCTACACCTCCGTCAAGACCTTTATCACCTGCACGAGCAAATTGCACAACAAGCTGATCAGCATTGGATAACGTTCCATTACTCGCTACATGCGTGACAGTGATTTGTAGCCAGCTAGTGTTGTCAGTGACTGCTGCACTGACGCTATACACAGCGAAGAAGGAAGGAGTGCCGATCTTACGAAATACCAGATGTCCTTTGATAGTAGTATTCGTACTAGCTCCCCAAGTAGCTACCCAATCAGATACGTCAGGATTACCTGAATCAGCACTAGATGCAGAAACTGCGATAGCTGTCACACTGGAGAGCGTGGCATGATTTAATCTCACATCTCCTGTACCCGGATCTGCCATTGTGGTACTATTATCGAAGTTGTAGCGTGTACCAGCAGAGGTCATTGCTGCAGTAGCTGTGGAGGCAGCAGAGGATGCTGTAGCGGCGTCAGTAGAGACTTCACCTGCTACGACCACTACGTCGGATATCATTGGGAAAAAATGCGTAGCATGTCCACCATTCAGCATATCTTTTGCTGTCGTGCCGTCATCGCTGTAGGTGTTGCCATTAATTACAACTTGAGTCATTCATTATTCCTTATAAAAGCTCGGAGATTTCAAAACCTGTGCGAGAAAGATTTCCATAAGGGTATTCAATCGCACTTAGTTGTCGCACTCTTCCTAAAAATCGTCTGCGAAGTTGGTGAACAGTGTCAGCAGAATCGTGGATGTATAGAACTTCTTGATCTATGCCTGCTCTACGTTGTATTTCAAAAGCGTTTGCTAGAGCTTCATCTTGAGTTAGAACATCAAGAGTAAACTTCACAACACGACGAGGTGTACGTTTCTGGAAGTATTCAGCACCGCCGATAGCCTTCTGCACATCAGTGTCAGTTTCCCATCCCAGTGTCAAAGCACCGTTAGCTGCATTCTCAGAAGGTTCCCAGAGTTGACTTAAAAAGAGACGCCCTATCTGGACATACCCATCTGAATTCAATGTGTCATCAAACTCTATACGCCAATACCTAGATACTTGTGTGGATGGGAGAATATGGATCAAGGATCGAGTGTAGCCCTCGATCTCCTCCTGAGTATATTTCAGGGACCAGAAACTTTCAGAATACCAAGATATAATTGTTTCGATTGTATATACTTGGGGCCACACATCGGTCCACCCAGAATCATAAGTTGTAGTAGCGAAGTTGCTTACTGTAGAAGCTCTGATACGAAACTTTGCTTGCAGTGATAAATTATGATTTACAAAGGCAAGAACATCTATTGGCTTTGTAGTGGTGTTCATGTCTATATCAAACTTAGTACTGGCAAGAGCGTCATCTGTACTTCGAGCTACTTTTCCTAATGTCCTGTGCTTTAAGTTTGATAAAGGCAAGGTTGCTTGCCATGAGCCAGATGAAAGAGTAGATGCATCTGCGCGATTGGGAAAGCCAATGAGAACATTTGACACTTCAATCACCCCCAAAGCGATAATCTAACACTTGAATTCTCCAAGTCATACGCCATCCCAATAATCCTAAAATCCTTACCAGATCCCATTCCAAACCTATCGAGCTCCACCCTAATGACATCCATCATCTTCAAGTTATTACTCGTTACAACATCAAGATTAACTGTCACATCAAAGATGTCCCTTCTCACTTTAAATAGTGCAAGCTGTCTTGCAGCCTCTGTGTCAGCATTAGCAGACGATGTAAGTAGTCCACTTACTTCCATACTCCCAGCTAACATCCACTGAGTCTTTACAGAAGAGTCTGTGCTGACAGAAGACCTATACTGTTCTGATAGATATGCTCTACGAACTGCAGTAACAGAAGTAGCTATACCGCTCGGCTGTACAGTCCATATCTTTGAGTGATTGATTGTCAGCTTCCAGATTGGAATACCAGAATCTCTTGCTGCACGTCTCTCAATGTTGTCGTAGATGTCGAAGTCATATAGAGTAGTTACAGGACTTCCAGATGGAGCTGTAAGTTGCCCCATACGAAGATCACCTGATGTATCAAACCCGTACCAAGCGCCTATAGAAGCTGCTATTTGATCCATCGCAGCAGAGAATGTAGTAGAACCATCATCTAGCCAGATGCCTACAACATTGCTATTGGCTGTATCGAGAGCAGTGACATCTGAACTGTTGATGTCTCCAGAAGCTACTCCTGCATCAAGAGCTAGTTGCTTTATGATCTGTGCCACTGTTCTATTACTTGCAGCAGCTCCTTGGGTGACATCTGCTGTAATTTCTCCTACAGGGCTTGTGCCCAATCTGAAGTATCCTTCAGCAAGGCATGTATCGAATGTACTCGCAGATACTGTAGCAGCTTGTAGTGTGGCAGAATCTGCATGGTTAGTTCCTGGTGTAAGAGCAACACCGTTGTCATACACTGCATCGATAGAAGCTACAGCTCCTTGATTGACTTGATATGTCAGCTTAGATGTATTTACACAAGGAGGAGAGACATTGAACACCTTCCCATAAGTCTTAGGCTTCACTTTCCCTTTCAGATCATCTGCAGTTCCTTCTAGGCCATTAGGTAAGCTATTGTTACCAGCATACGTAGTGGTAAGGGCAGGAAGTCTCAACATCCATTGCTTATCTCGTAAACGGATAATGATCTTATCCCAGGTGGCCTGCAGGCTTTCGACAGTGGCTGTCAGTACAGCGGGGAAAGCTGCAGGATATGCTCCCGTTTCCCCACTCCTAATAACAACTTCTCTTCCGTCGAATGAATAATCTAGCCAACTGTCCAACTCACCGTCAGCATTCGCAAGCACAATTTCTCCAACCTCTAAACGCGATTGACCTCCTGTGCTTCCATCCGAATACACATGAAAGCCAATTGATCCAGGAACTACTACACGAGGATCAAAGGCTGTGTGTGCCGGTGTGTCTGAACCTGATGTAATGAATCTATCAGTGCTTACATAGAATGCAGAGGTGGTTCCTGCTGCATCAATTGCTGCATTTAGCGTTATAAGTAGCATTGCCACCTCCTTTCTTTAGTCTGCAGTTTGTGCTGCCAATACACGTTTTTGTGCTTCCAATTTTTCTGCAAGCTTTCTCTGTTCTGCAATCTGTGCTTCAGTAGCTGCTCCACGTTGTGCATTAGCTGCCCTCAACTCAGTAAGCACTTCACGCAGAAGATCTGCAGTCATGTCAGAGTCTTTAGCTTGTGCTGCTGTTTGAACACGCTCACCTTCATGTAGAATTGCACGGTATCCGTCAAAAGGTACACGGTCTAAGCCATTGGCATGACTACCGTCCATCTTCATCTGGTATTCGGGACTGTTCAAGAAGCCGCTGATGACATCTTGTGTGCTAAGAGTTCCTGACTGCAGCGCACTTGTCCAGTGGTACAACCCTTCTGCATCACTTGCACGGCCTAAGTACTGGTTGTAAAGAGTCTCAACAAACTGTGTACTAGGATCAGATAGAGGATTAACCGTTGATACATTTGAGATCCCGCCTACACTAGAACTTCCACTGACTACTGCCTTCGTACCCCCTGCAGCAAAGTACTGGACAATAGCATCCTTAATGGAAAGCACAGAGTTGTTGACAGTGAGAATTCCAGATACAGTCCTCTCCAGTGCTCCAAGCTGTCTCTCAGCATTACTTACCTGCATATCAGCAGCCACTGCAGATTGCTGTAAAGCTGCTCTCACAAGCTCGAAGTCTTGGGTATAACCCATAGAGCTTGCGAAGTAACCTTTAGAAGCTTCCAAGAATTGCTCAGAGATGCTTTGCAGTGATCCTAATGCACCTTGATCACCTGTAGCAGCTAATGCTGATGTGCTTTCAAACCTTCTCTTCAGCTCTAAATACTTAGCTTCTGGAGACAAGTTAGAGAGATTGCCAATCAGGAGACTGTCTCTGAAGTCTCTTAAAGACTTGCTGAAGTCTCTGAATTTATCGATTATGCTTCTCAGTGCATCAGACTCACGTTCATAAGCTTCAGATACTTTGCTTCTTGCTTCATCCACTCTTGCAGCAGATTCTTTTGCTTTGTTGATTGCTTCTTCTGCAGCTCTTGATGCGAAATCAGTCACTGCAACAAATGCTGGAGTAAGCCCCATCAACTCAGCGTACATCTTTGCACCATGCTCAGTAGCTAAGTCAAGACCGAGAACAAGCTTCTTAAACTGATCTTTAGTCTCAATACCGCTGATACCTAGTTCTGCAAACTTCTTCTGCACAGCTTTGATTGTCGGAGCAATCTGCTCTTCTGCAGATAGGAAGTTTTGAGCGAAGTAAGAAGTTTGGGCAACAAATGCATCAATACCTCCTGAGAACTCGACCAATCTGCTACGAGCTTCCATAGAAGCTAATCCGACCGCACCAAAAGCTTGCTCAGATGTTTTACCAAACATGGTAATTACATCTTCTACAGTCTTGAACTCTACTGCTAATCTTTGCAGAGTGGTAGAGGCATCTTCCCCTTTCTTGGCAAAATCTGCAAAGCTAGGAAGCAACCTAACCGAAAGCTCGTTGCTGACATCTTTCAATATCCCTGTAACAATCTCAGCATCTTTAGCTTGATCACCTGTCATGTCTTGGATTACAACTTTCCGATATCCAAGAATGGCATCTGTAGATAATCCAAGTGTGGATGCGTAATCTTTAGTTGCTTTAGATATCGACTTAAAACTCTCTGTGAGTGTATCTGCAAACCCTATATCTAATGGGCTGAAATCAGTTCCACTCTTATCACTTCTAAACCAACCACCTTTTTGCTTCCAGCGAGAGAAATTCTGACCTCCCATGAAACCATCATCTGTGAAATCACCCTGGAAACCAAAGCTCTCAGTTTCTTTAGGCTTACGTCCGAAGGCCCGGTTGATCACTCCCGCTATAGTTCCTCCGATAGCTGCACCTATAGGTCCGAAGATAGCTCCAACTGCAGTACCAGCATTAACTAACCCGTTACCAGATCCGCTAACAGAGTAGCCATTAGAGATTGCCCGTCCAACACCAACACCTGTTCCAATGCCAGCAGCATAACCAGCAGCCGTTCCAGCCATTGAGGAACCTGAAGACAGATAGCTCGCACCACCTTCTGCAGAAACCCATCCTCCACCAAAACCACCTGTGCTAACTGGCATAGTGCCACCAGTGAGAACGGCATTACCGTATCTTCCAAACTGGCCTAGTACGTTACCTACTCCAGCCATACCACCAGCACTGTATCCTTGATACAAAGCTGCACCAGCGTTATAGAGACTATTTAACGAGGAGAGGTTACTAAGCATTCCTCCTGAGTTTGACATTCCACCAGACGGTCCTCCAAGGAAGCTTCCAACCATCCTCACAACAAACGGTTTCGCAAAAGACTTGTAAATCTCTTCTGCAACCATTGTCTTGAACGTAGTGGATAGAGATTTTGTGAAGGAACTCCAAGCGGATTTACCGTTATTGAGCATGTTGGCAAAGCCTTCACGGAAGATATCGTCAATCTTCTCTACTGTCTTTTCCCATTCTTTCTGTGCTTCTTCTGCAAGCTTCTTCTGCCCTTCCTTCTCTCCTAGCAACTTTCTTGCTTTAGCATTCTTATCAAGAGCATCATGCAAACGTTGAAGCTGTTCAATCTCATGATCATTGTCTGCCAGAGATTTTGCTCTAGTAAGTTGCTCTGACACTCGCGCCAATTCCAACTCTTCCAAAGCGCCTTTAGCCATACCGAATGTACGAACTAAATCTTCGTTCTTCTGGGCTTCCTCTTCAGCGTCTTTGATTGCTTTCTGAGTAGTTTCTTCCCTCTCTTTTTGACGCTCAAGGTGTTCTTTCAAGAGCTTTTCATGTCTCTCCATCTCTTGAGTAGCTTTATTAGTCGCAAGAGCATCTTGAAGAACAGCTTTTACTTTCTTATTTGTAGCATTAGCAAGAAGACCTTCCAAGACAAGTTGTTCTTTCTGAGTCTTAGTACGCTTATCACCGTCAAGACCAAACTTCTGTAATGCTTCCAGAGAAGCTGCTTGCTCTTTGTAGGCAGTGATAGTTTTCTCTAAACTCGAACTAGCTTCTTTGTGAGCTTTCTCTAGCTCTTTCAATACCTTCTTATCAGTTTCAGAAGATTTTTTAAAGTCTTTCGAAACATCTTGGATAACTTGTCCACGCTTCTTAACTGCCACAGTAAGATCTTGTTCCCCTCTAAGAAGAGTTTGAACAGCTCCCTTACCGTCTGCAAGAAACTTAATAGCATTGTTGCCAGTATCCTCCATGAAGTTGCCAACACTTGTGATACCTTCGCGCACACTACCTACACTAGATGAAAAGGATTTAATTGCATCTGCTACTGTTGTAAGCTTTCCTCCGAGAGATTCCAATCCGACAGCAGTTGATACAGCCCCCATAGCAGAGACTAGACTTCCAAATTTACCGACAATCTTTTCTACTAAAAGCAAGACAGCTTCGAAAGGCAAGGCAATAGTTTTATAAATACCTGCACCAATCTTAAGCAGCAAACCACCTATGAAAACTAGACCATCTTGAAATCCTGCCAAGAGTAAACGAGCACTATAGATTGCAGCACCAATCAAGCTAAATTCACCTGTTGCCTCGCCAGCCATACCAACAACTCCAGCAACAGCAGAAGCCATGTTGTGGATATCTCCAACAATACCTTTTACCTGTGTCCATATCTGCCCTAAAGCAGAGCTGTTAGTATCAATCCATTCAAACACAGAACTTAAGGCATTTGCCATTCCGTCGCGAACAAGGGGGATAGTTTGCTCAATCACATGCATGAAACGAACGATACCTTTATTCATTCCAGTATCTTCGTTCAACTCCCCCATTGCCTTCATCCAAGCATTCTTGATACGCTGGATAGAACCGCCAACAGTGATAGGAAGAGTCTTGAAATCTTCTTCCCACTTAGGAAGAACTTTGCGTAATGCTTCATCAATAAGGTCAAACGTTAGCTTGCCCTCTGAACCCATTTTCTTCAATTCAGCACGATTCTTGCCTAAGTGTTCTTCCAAGGCTCTCAGAATCAATGTACCGTTTTCTGATATAGAGTTAAACTCAGCACCGTTCAAACGACCAGCATTAGCTGCCTGAGAGAACTGAAGCATTGTGGAAGCAGCTTCAGCAGTTGTAGCTCCTTGCAATTGCAAAGCCAAGGAAACGCTCTTCACCATACTGAGAGTCTCTTGGTGAGACTTGCCCATCTTCTGCATTGCATTAGACAACCTTACGTACAGCTTACCAGTCTCATCCAAAGGTACTCTCATCTCTTGAGACAGATCGAACAGATCAGCCTGAGCTGCCCTTGCATTCTCCATCGTACCAAGAGCAAGCTTCAACTTGGATTGCATCATGCCCCAAGCATCTGCACTCTCTACAATACCTTTGGCAAAATTAAGACCTAAGTATGCTGAAGCAGCTACAGCCATACTCTTCAGTGTATTATTGAAGATACCTGCTTTATGGTGAGCATGGCCGAATGCATTACCTGTCTTAGTAGCTTGAGACTGCAACTCTCCTAATGTCCTTGCTGTAGCAGAAGCAGAAGACTGCATAGCCTTCATAGCTGCAGTACCATTTTGGACTTTTTGTATATGGGCTTCTACAGCAGAATTGGCAGTACCTTGCATCTTTGCTAGATTAGCCATAGAGCCAAGCAGCTTATCGATTGTAGCCGTAAGCTTCTGAACCCTTCTTTCTGCATTACCAGCAGACGTGCCAAGACCACTAAGTTCTTTAGAGACCTTAGTGATAGTTCCGCCTGAATCTACAACGATACCAAGCCTACTGACATCCATCGCCATACAAACACCCTTTTATGATTTCTTTCTTGAACGCAAAATATTTGCAAACGATGAAGCTACAGCCTCTCGATTGATCTTCATTTCTTTATCTACATAGAGATATGGTGCTGCTCTGTTTGGATCTGATGCTTGGTTGTATTCAGCAGCATAAGCTTCAGACATATTTTTTATAGTGAGTTTTTCCCAGACAGTGAGAGATAGTTCCGTGACATTAAGCCACGCTTCTATCTCTTTCCACTCAAGAGGAGCTACGCCCATGCCTGTTTGAGAAACTAGACCAGCTTCATGGAGCAGAGATACTAAATACTCTGCTCCTTCTACATCGGGGAGCTTTAGGAAATTGGAGTCTTCGCTTAGCTCTTTGTATTTCGCTAAGCGTGATTTTTTAGAACCTTGCGGAACTGCATGGAGCCACGCAAGGTGTTTGACATGGAGGATAAGCCTCTCTGTTATTGTCCCAAAAAAGCGCTGACATCTCCTAACGTAGCTTCAACTTGATCCTTAAGCCAGAGCATAGAAGGGTCGCTGTACAGCTCACGGAAAGCTGCTTCGTTGTCAACAGGCTTCCCCTTATATTCCAGATTGTCAATTCGGTCAGAAATAGCAACCAGCAAGTTGATAGATTCTTCTTCTAGTTGTGCTGGAGTTGCTTTCTTGCCATTACGCTTCAGAGCACGCTCTTGCATTGCCCGAACAGTTTGACGATATTGCTTGCTTGAAGGGCCGTACAGGTGTACAATAACTTCGTTCCCTTGATCATCTGCAAGAACTTCTTGGGTCACAGGGTGACGCAGTTTCAGTTCCGTGGTATCACGCAATGCAAGAGAGTTTAAATTAAAAGACATTTTAAAATTCCTTTCAGCTATTGATTAGACAG